CTAGGGTTTATTTTGTATTGTGAGAAAGGTTAGGTGTACCATTAACAAGGTACAGCCAGTGATTGAGCCTGTCAAGTACAGCAAACTTGACACTCAAGCCAGTTCGAATCTATTGAATTGGCTTGGGACCCTAGTGGCGTGCGTCGCCATGGACTGGGTCACGTTTCTCATTGGGAGGAACTGCTCTAACAAGCAGGCCGCTCGTGAGCAACTCACCTCAGACGTGTGGCGAGAATGCAAACTTGGGTCGCTGCCGCTCTGGCAGCGGGAGACGGAAGCCGCGCAGCAGTTGAAATGTGGCTCTAGGAGTATGCGAGAAGGTTACGAAGTCGCATTACGTCCCGGGGTTGAACGTTTCTTCGGCTCGATAACCCGGCAATCTTGTGAGTTCGTTCTCTACGAGAAGAACCGTCGTTTCGCCAAGAGCATTGTTAGAGACCTGCTTAGTTGTGGATCGAGATTGGAGTGTTTGCCGCTGGACGATGCGGCAACTATGTTTCAATCCGGTACAAGTTACGGCTGGCCGGTGATGTCTTCGAACGCTAAGCACCATGAGGCTATCCTCAGGGAATCTCACGATCTACTTCGGTCGATCGAGGAAGGAACTGCGGATTGCTGCGCTTACCCAGCTGTGCTGGGCTGCCGAACGGAAGCTAGCGGTGCTGGGAAACCAGCGAAGGCACGTGCGATTTTCATGTGCAGCAGGGTGGTTGGAAATCTTGAGAAAATGGTGCAGGAACCTATACTGCGCAATCTTCGCAACAAATTTCCATTCGCCGCTTGGGGTGGCAAGGCACACGTTGACTATGCCATTGGACGACTGTTCGAATCGCAATTACCGAAGCTATCGTTGGACTACGCTGGGTTCGACGCTAGCGTACCATTTCAGGTCATCGATGACGTTTTCGAATGCATCGCTGAACTGATGGCGCCAGACGCGGATAAGCTCTTGAGGTTTCTGAAAGGTTACTTCAAGTACTGTCCGCTCATCACTCCGGACGGCATGTACACGTGCCGAAAGAGTGGTATCCCATCAGGGTCTGTAATGACCAATCTAGTGGGATCTCTCTGTAACGTTTATATTATGGCATATGCAGCCAAGGCGCAG